TGGCCGACGTGGACGTGCCGATCTGGTCCGAGGTGCAGCCCCGGCTCACGGAGGCCGTCGGCGCACTGATCGACGGCGCGGTGTTCTGGGGCATCAACCGGCCGAGCACGTGGGGCATGGACCTGTACTCCTCGGCGACGCAGTCCGGGAACTACATCAAGGACGGGTTCCTCGACAATGCGGGCACCGAGCCGGCGGACGACTTCGGCCAGTCCATCACCGCCCTCGGCGACCTGATGAGCCAGACCGGCTACTCGGTCAACGGCTTCGCCGCCCGGCCGGGCATGAACTGGCGGCTGGCGGGAATCCGCTCCGCTCAGGGCCTGCCGATCTACCAGCCCGACATGTCCGACGCGGCCGGCGGCAACCTGTACGGCTTCCAGCTCTCCATGATCGACAACGGGTCATGGCAGGCAGCGAAGGCGCAGACCCTCTGCGGCGACTGGTCCAAGGCCATCATCGGCCTGCGCCAGGACATGACGTTCAAGATGTTCTCCGAGGGCGTGATCTCCGACAACAACGGCGTCGTGGTCCTCAACCTGATGCAGCAGGACGCGGTGGCCATGCGGCTGACGATGCGTATGGCCTACGCCGTGGCCAACCCGGTCACCATCATGCAGCCCACCGAGTCGATCGACGGCGCGGGCGGCACGACCATGCGGTTCCCCTTCGGCTACATCGCCAGCTAGTCCCGGTACTTCGCCGGATCACCTTTCCAGGAGGAAGAAATGGCAGAGTACCTGCCCGTCAAGATCTACGCGGGGCAGCCGGGCACCTCGGCTGGCACCCTGTACACCTGCGCCCAGGGCGAGCAGATCGTCGTCGACAACGTCATCGTCTGCAACACCACGGGAACGGCCGCAGTGTTCACGCTGGACGTCGTCCCCTCCGGCGGGACCGCGGGGGTCACGCACCGGATCGCGGCGGCACTGTCGGTGGCCGCGAACGCGACGGTCTCCCTCGCCGCGTCGCTGGCGCCTCTCGGCATCGTGCTCGAGGAAGGCGACACGCTCAACGGCCTGCAGGTCACCAGCGGGGCGCTGACCCTGACCGTGACCGGGCGCGCCGTTCACAACTAGGCCGCAGCCGGGCGGGGACGCATCCAGCGGCAGCTAGGGGAGGCGGCACATGAGCAAGCCCCCTCTCGCGACCTCGGATGACATCTCCGCCCGGCTGGGCAGGGCACTGACGGATGCGGAAGCCACCCGGGCCGTGCCGCTTTTGGCGGACGCGAGTGCGCAGATCCGGCGCTACTGCCGCCGGGACTTCCTGCCGCACATCAGCGAGTCCGTGGTGCTCTACGGCCACGACTCAGAGATCCTGCTGCCGCAGTACCCGGTGCAGTCGGTGGAGTCGGTCACGGCCATCGGCGGCGGCATGGGACTCCCGAATGTGCCAATCCCCTGGTTTACTTGGGACGGAATCCGGAAAATACGGATTGATCCGGGGCATGGAATAATCAATTTGCCCGAAATTTGGTGGACTTCGGACTTGTATCCCGGAACGTTCAAAATCGTCTATTCTTATGGTTACCAGGCGATCCCTGACGACGTCAACATGGTCTGCGCTAACGCGGCGCTTTCCGTGCTCACAGCACCGACCATGGCTGCCGGCGTGATCGGGGAGACCATAGGTCCGTATTCGTATCGTTTGGAACGTGGTGGGGGCGGTGTCGCAGTAGCCCTGACTTCGGCCGATCTCGCGGCCCTCAAGGATTACCGCATCACGGAGAGCACGATCATGACGCGACTGCGCTAAGTAGCCGCTCCTTCGCAGGTCGTCACGGTACAATCGAACTCAAACATCAAGCGGCCCCGGCGGCGCTGTCAACGCCGTGATCCGGGGCCTACGCAGATTGGACCTGCGCTGTGGCCGAGTCAACCACGCCTGAGCTTCCCTTTCCATCCATCCATGAGACTGTGGCCGAGCGCTGGCTGCCGGTCATTGGCTGGGAAGAGTTCTATCTCGTCAGCGACCAGGGGCGTGTCCGCAGCCTGGAGCGCAAGACTGCCGCTGGAGTCATGGGCGGCCAGATCCTGAAGCCCCACCCCATAGGTGGCCGCTATCTTGCAGTGAATCTGGCCGGTGATGGGCGCAGGAAAAAGGAAGCGGTCCACCGTCTCGTCGCTGCCGCGTTCATCGGCCCGCGCCCGGCAGGCCAGCAAGTGCGCCACAAGGATGGCAATGAGCAGCACAACGCTGCGACCAACCTTGAGTACGGCACCTCAAAACAGAACCACCATGACCGGAAGCGGCACGGCACGGATGCGGTCGGCAGCCGCAACGGCCGGGCCAAGATCACGGAGGATGACGCTCGCGCGATCCTCGCCGCGCATGCCGCCGGCGCCACCCCTCTGGCGCTGTGCGAACAGTACGGCCGAAGCCATGACCTGAGTCCCACGGCGGTGTATGCCCTGCTCGCCCGCAAGACTTGGAGGCACGTCGCGTGACCATCATCGGCACCGAGGGAACCCCGGTCCTCGGCTCCTTCGGCGAGTTCGTGACCTATCTCGCTGCGTCCGTGACCGGCACCGATGACCGCGGCAACGACGTCCTCACCTACACCTCATCGCAGGTCGGCCCATGCGCGTTCGTGCCCGGAGCCGAGGCCGAGGCGGCGGAAGGCACCCGCCAGGTCACCTCAACCGACCAGATCTACCTGCCGCAGGGAACCCCGGTGTCGCCGCTGGACCAGATCCTGCGCACGACTGGCGAGCAGTACCACGTGGTGGGCGAGTCCAACTCATGGGCTTCGCCGTGGACTGGCCTCCGGGGGCCCGCGCTCGTGAAGCTGCGCCGGGTCACCGGTGCCACCGCGATGCTCCCCGCCGAGTCCACGGACCTGTCAACCGGCACCAGCCAGTCCTGAGGGGGCGTTATGGGCGGCAGCACGTTCCATGGCTCCTATGAAGGAATCGGACAAATGCTCCGTGCTGACTTCATGGTGGAGGAGATGGGGCGTCGCGCCCAGGCCGTCATGGATCAGGCCGTGGCCACAGCGCCGGTCTACGAAGGACGCGAGGGCGATTCGCACCGCGGGCGGTACAAGGCGTCCTTCGACATGCACACAACGGACCATGGCGGCTGGAAAGGTGACAGAGCCGCAGGTATCGTCACGAACAGTTCTCCCGAGTCCCTCTACGTCGAGTACGGCGTGCGCGCGGGCCGTTACCACCCGGAGGGCCAGCCGGGTCACCACACCCTCCTGAACGCGCTCCGCAGCGCCGCCGGGGACTAGCCAGGGGGAGGGCCGGTGCCGCTGCCCCGCACAAGCCCCCCAGTCTTCCCTGACGCCGAAGTCCTGCTGCTGCACTGGCTGGCCGCCCAGGCGCAGCTTGAGGCGAACGCGGTCCTCGCGAACACGCGCTTCTGCACGGACCTTCCCTATATCGAGCCCAACGCCACGGGGGTGTGGGCGCGGATCACCCGCGTATCCGGGGCGACGACGAGCTACTTCGTGGACCGCCCCGTCGTCGACATCGACGTCTACAGCTTCACCCGGGATGACGCGGTTGCCGTGGCCAAGGCCATCTACTCGCTGCTGCTCTGGCAGCTGAGGGGCAGCACGACCCCGGACGGCACCGTGCAGACCGTGGTGGACGTGATTGGCCCGCGCTGGATTCCCGACGATAACCAGGACATCTCGCGCTACGGCGCGACCTACGAACTTCACACCAAGCCCTGAGCTTAGTTGCCATGGCAATACCGGACAGTTAGGGAGAAACAGTGACAGACACTAGGAACAGCGACCTAACGTTCGCAGCGGGTGATGTCATCGGCTACTACTCGCCCTTCGGGACGCCGGACCCGGGCAACATGGGTGACCTGACGTCGCCGTGGATCTGCCTCGGCTGGATCTCCACCGCGGGCGCGCTGTACAAGCTCAACGAGGCGATGAAGAACATCGACGCGGCCGGGACCCTGGACCCGATCCGCACCATCGTCACCGGGGCACCCAAGACCTTCGACGGCACGTTCATGGAAGGCATGAACCCGGCCGTCCGCTCGCTCTATGACGACGTGCCGATCTCCGAGCTCCAGCCCGCGACCGGGACCACGATCGCGTCCTACCTGATGCCCGAGATCCCGCCGCTGAACAACTACGCGTTCCTGTTCGACTCCTTCGACGGGCAGTCGCAGATGCGCTCCTACGGGCCGCAGGGCAAGGTCACCACCCGCGGCAACTACCAGATGCAGCAGGAGGATGCGACCACCGTCGCGATGACGGTCACGTTCTACCCGCAGCTCATCGGCTCGACCAGGTCCGCCCTGAAGCACTACATCGACT